AGTCCGGCGGCAAGGAAGACGTCGGCGCGCTCGTCGGTCAGGCGAAGGCGCAGGCAGACATGGTGGCCCGCATGGTGGCAGGGCTGGGGCAAGCTCCGAAGCCAAGTGCTGACCAGTCACAGTGGCAGGCCGATCTGGTGAAGGTGAGCAGGGACGGGCAACGGGGGCTGGCCAAGTTGCGTGATCTGGTGGGGCAAGCGCGATCGGAGAGGCAGAAAGAGCGACTGACCGCGGAACTGCAGCGTGCCGAGCTGGAACTGGCGCCAGTAAAGGAGCTTGTTCGGGCCTCGCTCGGACTATAAATTGGACTCCAGAAAACCCCGGAGCTACGGTTCCGGGGTGGGCGTCGGCCCCAACGAAAGGCAAGGCAAGGATGGAAAAAGTCGAGATCGAAATAAGCCCAGCCGGGCGGTACTACTTGCGGGGGAATGGCACCTACGCAATCAAAGAACAGCTGAAGGCAGCGGGGTGCATTTGGGACGCCAACGTGCGAGCGTGGTTCACCGCGGACCGCGCGGTAGCGGAGCGGTTTGGGGTGCTCCCTGAATTGATACAGGCCCCAAAGCCTGATCTGCGAACACTGGCGGATCTGACTGCAAAGAGACACATGGCTGGGGCCGCTGAGTGGTGGACGGTCACTAGGGGTCGGAGCGTGATCGCCTCTCTGACCGGGCGCTGGTGCGCCCAGCACGAAGAGCGGCTACGTGCCTTGGCTGAGGGCAGGGCGCTGCCAGCTGCGGCACCAGTGGTGGACCCAGGGGCGGCTCTGCGGGAGTTGGAGCACGGGCGGGATGTGACGCAGCACATTGACTCCATGACGCGGTACTTGGCCCGACACGAAGCGGAACAAGCTGGAGCCTTGTTGCAGGCGCTGCAGGCGTGCGCGGCAGAGCAATGGCCGGCTGCCGTGCGGGAGGTGTTTGGCTCGCTGTACGATGAGCCTGGTGAGGCCGTAGTGCCGTTGGGAGCAGGAGCCGGGTGGGTGGAGTCATTGCTGGGCAAAGCCGCAACCTCGCCGGACTGGGAGCAGCTGGCTGGGATGACCCGTGGTGACGCTTGGGCGGCTGGGGTGGCCACTGGGGAGATCCTGCAGCGGTTGGCCCAGGACCTGGATCTGGGGACAAGGGCAAACCAACTGCCGAACGCGCAACAACTGGTCGACGATGCGGAGGCAACGGCGGAACTGGTGGGCGACGATCACGAGCTAGCGCAGGCAGCCCGAGCTGCAGTGCAAGAGGCGGTCGAGAAAGCGACCGAGTTGCAGGTGTGGGTGGAAGGTCGAGCCGACGAAGCGCTAGCTGAAGCGCTAGCCGAAGCGATCGAAGCGATCGAGGAAACGAAGCTCGGTGCCACGGCGATTGGTGGTGGTGCTGGGATGCCTCAGTTGGTGGCCGGGACGCCAGCTGAGATCCGCCAGGCTCTGGCTGCCAACCCTGCGCTGCGGCGCATCGCTGAGATTGCGGGGAGAATGCGGATCTCCGCGCGGCGGGTGAAGCGGACGAAGACCCGGTACGTGCCAGAGCAGATCGTGGACGTGACGGTCGGCGGTGAGCTCGCTCGGTTGTTGCCGTCGGAGCTGGTGAGATTGGCCGAGCCCGCTACCGAGCTCGACCTGGCGCGGCGCCTCATCGAGCACCAGGCCCTCCAATACGAACTGGAAGGGACCGAGGCGCTCGAACGCGGCCCGGTGATTGTGGCGGTGGACGCCAGCGGGTCAATGCAGGGCGCGCGGTACGAATGGGCGATGGGGGTAACCCTGGCGCTGGTCGAGCGTGCGATCCTGGATCGGCGCCCCTTCCGGTTCTTCGCGTTCGATGTGCGTCCGAGCAAGGTGCACTCCTTCGAGTCATTTCGGGATGTGACGCTGGCCGCATTGGATGAGATGCTGACCAGAAGCTTCACGGGCGGTGGAACCGATATTGGGCGGGTTGTGAGCCAGGTAGAGACCATGGTGGATGGTGTGTACCGGGAGGCTGATCTGGTGCTGGTGTCGGATGGTGAGTCGGAGGACTTCTCGGCTGATTTGGTCCAGTTGCGGGAGCGGCACGGTGTGCGAACCTACGGCGTGTCAATCGAGTCAGAGTTTCGTCCGCTGGAGCAAGCCGAGATGGCTGGCTGCGTGCTGATCACGGATCAGCAACTCAAGAACGGGACCGCAAACGCGGACATGGTGCTGGCGGTATGAAGGCCGCGAATGTGCTGCCGGGGGATCTGCTGCTGGATCCGTACTCTGGAGTGCGGTTTTCGGTGGCTACCGTGGAGACCGTTGGCGAGCTCACCAGGATTCGGTATGACGTACCAGCAGGGAGCCCGATCCGGGGTTTCAGTTGCGAAGCGACGCGGCAAGTTGCGGGGCGTCGGCCCCAACGAAAGGCAAGGGAAGATGGCAAAAAAACTGTTGCAGGTACTGACGAACAGTGAGTTGGAGTGCTGGCGTTCATGCCCAGCGAAACATGGGTACGCGTACCGAGAACTGCTGCGCCCCAAGGTGGACTCGTTGCCGCGGGCAGCGGGACGGGTGTTGCATACGGGGATCGAGGTAGGTTGGCGCGCGGCGTGGTCGGAGGCGGATGTGTCGTTGGACACGAGGCTAGAGCGTGCGGTGTCAGCGGGGCGTCGTGGGGTGTTCGCGGCCTGCGCCGAGGCGGTCAGAGAACTAGAGCGAATGGGGGACGAAGGGCACGACGCGGACGAGGTAGCGACGGCGATCGATGAGCTCGAAGTGGCGTCCAAGCACAACGCGTGGGCGGTGGTGAACTACTTNGAGTCGGTGCGCCCCGATCTAGGGTACGTGCCGGTNGNGATCGAGGGNCAGTTCGATGTNNCGNTCCNNANNTCGAGCNGGGCGTGAGTTCGGCNTGCGGTACCAGGGCAAGATCGATCTGGTGTTGTGGGACCGGGAGAATGGGCGCCTGATAGTGCAGGATCACAAGGGCACGGCTGGCAACGTGCGGGCACTGGAACCAAAGCTGGTGCTCTCCACGCAAATGTCCGGTTACGTGGCGGCGCTCGGGGCGTTGCGCGTGGGGCCAACGGCGGACCTGGTGCGCAGCACTACTGCCGCGGCGCAGGCCATTGTGTCGCATGATCTGGCTGCGTTGCGCACGGCAACGATTGGCGCGATCGCTTTCAACGTGATTCGGCGACGCTCGCCTGAGGCTCCCAAAACCAACTTGCTCAAGAAAGGGCAGGTGGCGACTCCGAACCAAGCAGAGCTTTTTCGCGCCCAGTCCGAGGATGGTGAGCCGCGCGGTGAAGTGTCGGTAGCTGCGTGCGACACAACCGCGGAGTTCTACGCCGACGCATTGCAGGCGCAGGTGGTGGACCGGGAGCTACCGATCGCGGAAAAGCAGCGGGAGATGTTGGACAAGTTGAAGCGGCAAGGGAACACGTTCTTTGCCCAACTGGAGTTCTTTCGCGACGGGTCCGAACTGGAGCGGTGGCGAACAGAGCTGGTCGCGGAAGCCCGCCGAATCAGGGAGGCGGATCGGGACGATGCGAGACGCACCCGGAACCCGTCGGCGTGTACCGAGCCGTGGTCGCCACGGTGCGCGTACGCCACGGTGTGCCAGTACCCTGACGATCCTGGGGTACGCAACGGATACCTGGTAGTGGACAGGCCACACCAAGAGTTGGAGGAACATGGCAGCGACCAAACGAACGAAGGCGGACAAGGCGACTGACAACCTGAGCGGGTTGGTCCAGTCTGGAGACAAGGGTGCGTTGGATGCGGTGAACGAGATCGTGAACGCGTTCAACGCGTTCACTGACGCCAAGGCAAACGCCAAGAAGATCGCCAAGGAGTCCCGGCTACGGGAGGAACAGGAGATGGCTGCGGTCAAGAACGCGATCGAAGACTCGCTCCCGACCAACGCAGGAGCTCAGACAGTCATGGGCAAGTTGACCACGATCGAGAGCTCCTGGCAGGAGTATCAGGACGCGATCGCCATGGGGATCGAAGAGCGGAAAGCCGCCAAGGCTGATCTGAAGGCAGCGTCCAAGCGGTTGGATCGGGCAGTGGTGGAGTCGGCGCAACTAGCGCTTGATTTCACGGACGCAGTGAGTTGAAGTTGAGAGGCCACGGTTTGGTGGCCAGAAAGGAAAGACGAAGTGAAAAGGCTAGACGATTCGAAGGATCCGGTGTGGATCAACGCTTGCGTGTACGGCAAGCCGGGAACAGGCAAGACGAGTTTGGGTGTGAGTGCGCCGAAGCCGCTGATCTTGCTGAGCGAGAGTCAGGGCATGGTGCACGTGCGGCAGGCGGCGCAGCGGTTGGGGGTTGAGCCCCCGCCCACGTTCTTGGTCGAGTCAGTGGACGACTACAGGGCGTGGCTGCGGGCTCTGCATGGCGACAAGTCCAAGCCGCTGCGGGTATACGACCAGTACAAGGGCGACGATGGCAAGGTGGAGCGAACCTTGGTGGCTGAGCTCACGGAGTGGCCTGAAACCGTGGTGGTGGATTCACTGACCGATGCGGCGCGGTTGGTGACCGAAGAGATTCGGCGCCAGAGTCCGCCCAAGAAGGGCAAGGACGGGCTGCCGGTGGACGCACAACGGTTCTGGCAAGTGTTGGCGGACAGGATGAAAAACCTCATTATGGGGTTTCGCGACTTGCCCATGCACACGCTCTTCTTGTGCCTGGCGGACGATCGCGAAGTGGGCGAAGAGGACTCGAAGCAGCGCCAGCTCGGACCAGATCTGCCCATGCGGCGGCTGCCAGATCTGGTTGCGGCTGCGGTGAACGTGATCGGGTACACGTACCGGCGAGAAGTGCGAGAAGCGGGGAAGCCGGCCAAGTTGGCGTACGGCGTCATGACGGTAGGCCCCGAGTACATGCTGCTCAAGCCGTACCGCCCGTTGCGGGACGTGGAAGTCGCGAACTTCTCGAAGTGGGTGGAGATCATCCACGGGCAACTGGCGAAGTTGCCGGCGGCTCCTCCGCCTTCGCACGAAACGACACTGACGGAAGAGCTAGCGCCGGAAGCGGCACCAGAACCAGACGAAACCAAGAAGCGGAAGAGCGCAAAGAAGGAGGTGGAGAATGCCTAAGCTAGGACCAGCGACCAGTGGTGACCGGACCGAAGCGCAAGTGATCCCAAGCGGTGAGTACATGTTGGCGATCGTGTGGATCCAACGCCGCACCGGAAAGTCCTCGGGGAATGACTACCTGCGCTGCAAACTGGAGGTGTGCGGTGGCCCGTTGGCGGGGACTCAGTTCTTCTCGAACTGGTCGTGCGACCTGTCCAAGGATGGCACGGTGCGACGCTGGCAAGTGCTGATGGAATCTGCTGGCGTGTCCGAGGAGTTCGAGTTGGGATCAACGGCAGAAGGCACGGCGGACGAAGGCAACCGAAACATTCGGCGCTTGTTCTACGGGAAGCCCTTCAAAGCGAAGGTCAAGAAAGAGAACAACGGACAGTACCAGAACAACGATCTGGAGATGGTGCTGTACCCATCGTCGTGGACCGAACGCGACCATGAGTGGGCCCGGGAGTGGCGCACCGAATGGGAAGCGAACAGCTCTGGTAGCGCAGCGCCAGAAGATGCGGCGAGCGCTCCACCGGACGATGATGCGCCGGTGGAAGTGGACCAGTTCGATTCCTACGACGCTGCCGACGATGACGACCCATTCAACCCCGGGCATATCTAAGGCAAGGCAGCTTGCGATCCGTTTGGCCAAGCTTCCTGCCCAGTACTTGGACGGGAAGCTGACCACCAAGAAGCTGGCGGTGGAGCTTCGAGCGATCGCGGATTGGATCGATCCGGAAGGGGAATTCCGTCCGGTCGAAAAGCAGCCCAGCACAACCCCGGAAGAGCGCGAAGTCTTCGCCTACTGGCAACGGGCTGTGGGCAAGCCGGAGGCAAAGTTCACAGCCGATCGGCGGGCGAAGATCCGGGCTAGGTTGCGCGAAGGGTACTCGGTAGACGACATCAAAAAAGCGATCCGCAACGTGGCAGAGAGTACCTACCACCGGGGCGAGAACGCCAACGGGCACGAATACTGCGACCTGACCCTGATCTGCAGGAACGGCTCAAAGCTGGAGGGCTACCGGGACATTGCCGGCGGCATCGAGCCAGCGCCCAAGGTGCTGGAGTCTGGTACAGAGGGACGAATACAACAACTACAGCGGGATGCGGCGGCGCTTCTCGCGGAAGGAAAGATCGATGCCTACAATCAGACCCAGTCCGAGATCCGAAGGCTTCGTTCCGCTCGGGGGTAGTGTGAGTCTGGAGGTCAGGTTGCGCGGTGCCGTGGAGGTGGCCGCGAACCTGGCACCGTACGCTCCTACGGGGTTTCCCGAGCGCCCTGAGGTGCTGACCTATGACGACGGACAGTTGGTCGAGGCGTACCGGGCGCGCGAGTACGGCGACAAGATGAGCAAGGCGGCCGGTGAGCAACTCCGGTACTTCGGGGCGTGGCGAACCGCGGTGTGGCGCATCGAGGCGCACCAAGAGGGGACTCTGGTCATGCTAGCGGGCGCGATCAATGCGCTGGAACTGGGAGACCGGTGGGACCTGGCCAAGGTGATTCGGGAGTTCATCCGCCAGCACTGGCGGGCGTCGTTGCCAGAGCCAGTACCGAGCTCCGGGAGATGGGTGTACGGCTGGGCGCAGCGGTTCTCCCAGAATCGAACAGTGTTGCCGTTGTGGCTTCGCACGATGACGAAGCCTCCGGTGGGACATGGGACCAGAAGCAGTGGTCGCCCCGAGTCAGGGGGGCAGAGAGACTTGAACTACGGCACAGCCGAAGAATGGAGCGACGAATGAGGGCGACAGAATCGGACTTGGAGCGGATTCGGGAATCGATCAAGGCTTCGACAGAGGATCCGTTGGCGGCCCAAGCCTGGGTCGCGCGGGCGAAGCTGGACTTGGAGCTGCTGGTCGAAGACTTGACCGATCGGCTGCGCGTGACTGGCGGGTCGTTTGCCGTGCTTTTGCGGGACGCGATCGAGGCGAAGGTCCTTGAGCAGGTGAACGGGCGAGTGCGGTTGACGCGAGCAACGACTGAGCGATCTGTCGGGGTGCATGTGACCCCGGTGGGTGTGTTCGTGGACGTGCGATTGGAGATCGGGGTGGGAACATGAAGCGGTGCAATTGGCGAGTGAAGCGCAACGTGGAGGCGTTTAGGGGTGCTGCGTTTGCGACCATGGATCCGGGGGTGCATGGCTGGGTGCTTGGGTTCTCGGCTGGGTCCCGGCTGCCCACCACTCACGGAGATCCGATGGTGCCTGAGTCGTGCGCCACGGCGCTGGAGCGCTGCGGGGCTAGGTTGCTGATCTTGGAGGATCAGTTCGTGACCGATTCGCGGCGGGCAAGATCGGTGATCGAGCTGGCCTTCACCATGGGGGTGACGGTTGGTTGGGTGTTGCACGACTTTTGGCAGGTCGGCGCCGAGCTGACCCTGATGCATGTTGCGCCTGCGACATGGCAAGCCACGCAGCGGGCCGCCCATGGCGGGGTGGTCGGCAAAGGCGAAGCGGCAAAGCTGGCGCTGCGGCAGGCCGAGTATGTGTTGGGCGAAACGCTCGCGTGGAAGTCCGCCGACTCGAAGGCCCGAACTGGGATCGCTGCGGCGTGGGGGATTGCTGAGTGGTGGCGCGGGGTGGTCGATGGTTGAGCCGGTGACGGTGACGGCTGCCCGGGTGCGTTCCTACCGTAGGCTAGGGTTTTTTGCGGCGTACCGGGAGTTGCTGCTACGGTTCCCGCGGCATCGGATACGGTGCACGCTGGTGGGGGGGATCGTGCACGTGCGGTTGCGCGTGCGGTGGTGGGAGTACTTGACCTTGGGTGTCATGCACGGAGTGAGGTGGTGGCAATGTCGAAGAGTAGCAAAGCAGGCGGTGCAAGCGGCGCGGGTGAAGTTGGCAGTGAAGGTCCGGGTGACCTGACCCAGGAGGAACGGATCGATGCCACCATGTGGCGGGTGCTGCGGGATGTGGCCTTGGTGGCCATGCTGAGGCCGCTGGCGAAGCGCACGGTCGACCTGACCGTGGACCAGCAAAACGAGCTCCTGGGCCCGCTGGTGCCCAGTCTGGTGGGTGCGCACGGGATGTTGCGCGAGTGCGCGCGCCAGTACTACCTGCTGGGCATCGGGCGGGTCCACGATGCGCTCCACGATGCCCCCGGGGTGGACCACGAGATGTTGAGCGAGGCGATTGACTTTCATGGGCGCGTGCCAGACCACGAAGAGCCCCCCTACATTCTGGAGTGACCCATGGCTTACGATTGTCGATGGTGCGGGGATACGGGAATCGAACCGAGTACGATGGCGTGCCATCGGTGCCGGTACGTGACTCCGGAAGGTGGTGCCACATGAGTAGCCCCGGACACGAGTGGACGCCGCACGAGCGCGATGGTTGGTCCGTCTGTTCGCGTTGCGGCATGGTGCGCAACTACGACCGCGAGACCACGACATGCAGCGGCGCGCTGCCGAAGATCCGGCAGCGCAGCGAGATCGAGGACTGCGGCCAGGATGGCGTGTGCAAGCTTTCTCCGGGCTGCAACCGGCACTGGGAGGAGCGGAACCGCGAGCTGGTGCGCGAGAACGAGACTCTCCGCTCGAACAGCGACCATCTCAGTTCGGAGAACGCCTCGCTGGCCCGGCAGGTTGAGTCGATGGCGATGCGCATCGAGAGTCTCGCTGAGGAACTGGCCAAGCCCGAGGATGTGAGGCTGCGCGAAGTGGTTGACGCGCTCGACGGGCGCGCGGTCATCTTCGACGGACTTGGGGAGCGCGTGGGGCATTTGCTCGACGAGATGGACGAGTGGATCGCGCGGGCCGGCGCAGCCGAGAGGCGCCTCAAGAAGGCTGAAGAAGTGGTGATGCTGGCCCGCCAGTTGACGGCGTACTCTTGGGAAGACCGTCTGGAAGACTGCGAGGTCAGTGACAACGCAAAGCAGGATTCGCGCGAGTTGAGTATCGCCGTCTGGCTCTACGACCAAGAGTCAAAGACTGGGGACAAATCATGAGTTCGTGCAGAGCGACGAATGCGAAGGATGCCAAGATCCGGACGAAGCTGTTCGGGGCGTACTTCAGGCCCTGGAAACCATGAAAAGGAAACGCGGAGAATGACTCAGATGTTGATTGCGGCGGTGCTGACTGCCTACGTAGTGACCCTAGCTCCGATCCGATACTCGGGCCCAGCGCCAGAGACGGCAGAGCGGCGGCAGGAGCGGCTGGCGATGGTGGCCGAAGTGGTTTCCGAAGTGGCGTCCGAGGGCACCACACAGTGGCGTCCAGACGACGTGGCCGCCCTGGTGCTCGCCACGTGGGTGGATGAATCCGCGCTGGAATACTGGGTGCATGCTGGTGGGGTGTCGCCGCTAGGCAACCAGGATGGTGGGCGCGCGCGGTGCCTAGGCCAGATCCAAACGTGGCCCGGCAATACGCTGTTGTCGCCGGACGAACACCGGGCGCTAGTGGGTGTGGACCGTGCGGCAACGAAGCGGTGCGCGCAAGCCACGGTGGAGTACTATTGGGCCCACCGGCGCTGCTTACGGTCGAGGCAGCCAGCTGCCACGCGGTGGAAATCGGCGCTGAAGCCAGGGGAACTGGCGTTGTTGGCGGCCGCTTACGGCAAGGGGTGGTGTGCTCCGGTCGGCAGGAGTGCGTCCACGCTGGCGCTGCGGGCGACCAGGATCCGGGAGCGGATATGGCACGCCCAGAGTCAGTGACGCGAGCGCTCGAAGTGAGTCAGCCATGGGCGAGCACCCTATTGGCTGGCAAGCTCGAAGTGGTCAACCTGTGGCTGCCACCCAAGCCCGAGCTCGTGGGCACGCGGATCGTGATCGTGGCCACCGAAGTGGACAGCTGGGACCTGTGGATGCTGCCGAGTCTCCACAAGGTGAAGCTAGCGACCCCAAAGAACCACGTCTGGTCGCACGGAGTGCTCGGGACGTGCCTCTTGGCGGGCTGGGTGCGGACCGAGCTCGGAAAGGGCGTCGTGGGCCAGTACAGGCCCGGGAACACGACCCAATTCAGGAAGCTCAAGGGCCTAACTGGTCCAGTGGGTTGGGTGCTGAGGCAACCGGAAACCACTAGAGTGCCGAACCTCGAAGGGTTGCTTCGGATTCGAGCTGGGTACTGGGATCAAGCCGAGGTCCAGAAGTACCTGGTGTGGTACGCTGAGACCTACGGCACGAAGGACTTGAGTCCAGAATATCTGGCGCGGCTTGAAGTGTTCAGGCCAAAGTGGAAGGGAAAGTTGGAAGGCTATGACGGAAACGCAAAACCAGCGGGCAGTGCGGGTAGCAATCCCGGTTGAAGGTGTGTGGTTTGATCGCGAATCGAACGATCGCGAGTCGAAGCGGGTCTATTGGGTCAACGGTCAGGTCGCGGTACAGGCGATGGTGATCGAGGCGCCGACCCGTCCTGGGCTGTGGCTCACGGCGGTCGCGTGGGTGAACCCAGAAGACCCGAGCAAGACCCACGCTCACGAGTTCGGCCCCTTCGAGCGCCGGGCGACGGCAGAGCAGGCTCTGGACGCGATTGGGATTGGCATCCAGGTGGTGCGCCCGGCGAAGCATATCAGTGAGATTCCGGGGGCGGAAAAACTCGAACCAGCGAAAGACTGAAGGACTCATGACAGACAGGGACAAGTTGAACGGCGCAGCCCCAACGGATTCGGGAGTGGAGATCTACGTGCTCACCGACGAACAGCATGTGAGGGCTCTCCTGATGGGGGCTGCTGCACTGGGCATCGTCCCATCGGGGATGGTGTCGCGTGTGTCTCGGGCTAGGTTCGAGCAGGTCTCGAATGGCGCCACGCTGCAGCTCTGGACGCGCCCAGCGGCCTCGCCTCCACCGGACACGACTGTGCTTCGAGACGCCCTGGTGCGTCTACTCGGTGAGTCGGTTCCAGCGATGGCTGAGATCGCAACCTGGTCACGGGAACAGATCGAAGAAGTGGCCGAATGGGCTGTCCTCGCCAAGAGGTCACTGGACGCCAACGAATCATTCCCGGTCCCACCCACGTTCTTGGCGAGACCAGGAGAGCCCAAGCCCAAGCGGAAGCGGCGCACCCAAAGCGATCCACCGGGGGAGCCGAACTGACCGTGGCCAGTCCGGACCGGGACCCCGACTACCTACGATGGGTGGCGAGTAGGCCATGCTTGTTCTGCCAGGGGCCCGCTGGACACGCTCACCATGACGGCAAGTTCAAAGGCGGCGGCACAAGCATCAAGTGCTCCGACTACCACACGGTCCCGCTCTGCCCGAAGCACCACGCCGAGTACCATCAACGTGGCCAGATCGGATTCTGGAACCCGGAAACCACCAAGCGCAAGTTCTCCCGAGCGATCGAATTGCTCCAGAAACAGTACCAGCTCCAGACAACGGGTCAGTAATGCCCAAGCACCAGAAACGCTTCAAATCAGAGAAACAGCGGGTTTTGGCCCGATACATGGCGATCCGCCTACTCTCCCAACTCGTGGACGACTGGGAGGTGATCGAGGCCCTAGAGCGGCAGTTCAACGTCTCGGATACGGTGGCCAAGACCCTGGTGCGCGAGGCCTGGGCCGAGATCGTGTCCGCGGACGATGGACTCGACCTGAGGCGTCGCAAGGGCATCATGTTCATGGCCGCCCGGGAACACTTCCGGCGGTGCAACGAGAAGGGCGACTTGGCCCAGGCCACGGCGAGCCTGCGACTCATCGCCAGGATCTGGGGACTCGACAAGCCCCAGGAAGAACGCGATCAGTTGCCCAGCGAGCAGACCAAGGACGAGTTCAGTGGACGTTCCGCGTCGGAGCTCCGGTACTATGAACAGCACGGTTGCTGGCCCGCGGACGCGTTGCCCCCACCGAAGGGGAACAAGCCCCAAGATCCACTCGCTGGACTACACTGATTCAGGTACACCGGAGAAGGCGCGCTGGTGTTGAGTTTCTGGGCCCATTCGTGGGTTGTCCAGACTGAAAGGGAAAGCAGTGGACGAACAGGGAAAGATCCAGAGTTGGACGGACAGCAAGGGCAACGTTTTTTCTGCCTCAGAATTCGAGGCAGCGAAGCGGGAGCATGGGACCTACGCGCTGGTCTGCTTGCGCTGCCGGACCTCGCACTTCTTCCAGGGTCCGCCGTTGCACCCGAGATGCACTGAGTGCGGCGGGGCTCTCCTGACTGAGGCGCAGGTGATCGAGGCAGTGCGCGAGCATGATGGGGCGGCACGGGCGCTGCAGCGGGTGCAGGGGTTGGCCCTAGCGGACGGTCTGAATCGCCACGAAAGACGCAAGGCGAAGGCCCTAGCACGGAGGAAGCGATGAAGGACGAGCTGGAGCCAGAGCTGGACCGCAACAACGTGCCGATTCTGCGGGGTGTGCGTGCAAAGATTGCCGACCTGGATCGGCGTCGCGTGTACCTCGAAGAGAAGCTGGCGAGCCGAACGGGAAGCCGGTCTTCACTAGAGTTCGCGAAGCGTGAGGTGGAGGCGATTGTGGCAGCTCAGATCGCCTTGACCTTCCACATGAATACCGTGCAACGGCTGGATGAGCCCGTGGGGCTATTGCGCGAGTTCGTGGCGGCCTACGAGGGACCGATAGCCGAAGAGGGCCGGTTGCGGGCCGTTGTGGCGCGTGGGAAGACCTTGCTGGAAGAGTTCGACGCACTCATGCAAGGACAGAGACGATGAAAAAGCGAACAGTGGTGATCGTGTTTGGAGCTGACCAACGGCTATGGCAACCGGAGCCAGACCCAACTCGCTTGAGCGAAACCAGCAAGCGGCGGCGGCGAACAGCAGTGGTTGAACTGACGAAAACCCAGCAACTGGTAACCAAAGGGGCAGTGCAATGAGCCATGGCGTGAGAACGAACAAGCACCACGAGATCGTGGCAACGATCCAGTGGGGTTCGGGCATGGCGAAGCCCGAGGGCGTGGAGTTGATCGCGCCCGAAGACTACGCCAGAGTGTGCGTGGAGATGACCCGGCTAGGAAAACCCCGGTGGAAACGGGACCCCAAGACTGGTGTCGTGACCAAGGTGTAAACTGAGCCAAAGAGGCGTTGGGCCTCGAACGAAAGGAAAGCAATGATGATTGATCTAAGGGTGCGAGCTGTTGGGCTCGCGGTGCGGGCGATTCGGACGTTCGGCGAGGAGCCCCAGTGGCGCCAGTTGCAGGAGGAGTGCGGCGAACTGGTGGCAGCCGTGAACCATTCGATGCGGCGCAACGACAAGTCCGAGCTGATCGGTGAACTGGCGGATGTGCTGTTCATGCTGTTGCAGGCGCTGATTCTGGTGCCCCCAGAGCTGGTGTTCGCGCGGTTGGAGCAAAAGCTAGAGCGGTTCGAGAAGGTGCTGCATGGGCGTCCGGAACTGAATGAGAGTCTGCTGTATCTGCGGCGTGCCAAGCTGGCGTTGGAGTGGTTCGGCGCCCCGAAGGAACCAGACGAAGGAGACACGCTGGACGCCAACGCGGAACATGCCGAGCTGCTGCAGGCCGTGGGGGAGCTCGAAGACTGGCTGGTGCGCTACGGGGACACGCCCAACGATCGGAGTCCAGCGGGTGTGGTTCGCGCGGCGGTGGCAGAGCTCACGAAGGCGAGGGCCCGATGACCAGTCCTTGCGTCAACGTCGCATTGGGTGCTTCGGATTGGGATGTGATCCAAGGTGCCGCGGCGCGGTTTGGATTCGAAGTCCCTTCGGGTCGAGGTCCTGTCGTTGCGGTGCCGTTACACCAGCTGGCGGCGTTGTTGGCTTGCGCGGACGCCGTTAATCCGGAACTGTGGCGGAGGATCCGGGACTCAGTGGGGCATCGTGCCCATGAGCTGTACATGCAACACGCGGCCAAAGCATTGGACGAAGACAGTGACAGGGGATGGCTGCAGACGATGAGTGAGCTCGAAGATTGCCTTGGCCCGCTGCTGGATGTACCATGACGGCATGCACACAACTGGTTGACCCAGCGCGCAACCGCGCGGGCGGGAACGAAAGGCAAGACCATGAGCGAGATCAGAACTGGAGTGTACCGGTGCCCAACGAAGCCGGACGTGGTGGTGGTTCAGCAGATCGAGGAGTTCGTGCTGTACCGGGATTACCAGACCCAGAAAACCGGTCTGGTAGGACCGCTGCTGGCGTATCTGGAGCGCAACGGATACCGGTGGGAGCCCCGCGGCAACCATTGGAACTGACGGTGTGCCAGCAATGCGACCAATTGGTGGCGGTCTCGCCGAAGGCCGGCTGGTGCTGGCCTTGCTACAACCAGCACGTCTTCCGGCGCTACCGGCTCATGATTCGAGGGCTGGCCGCCATGGTGTTCGTGTTGGGGTGTGTAGCGGTTGGGTTGGCGCTGGCGCTGTTCGTGCGAATGGTGAGATCGTGAAGTGCGTGATCTGTTCTGGTTGGTTCTTCTTCTTCGAGCTGCCCAATCCGGCGGTTGCTTGCTGCGCCAGGTGTGCCCAGCTGCGCGGTAGAGGTGATTACCGTGGGCGGTAAGATTCGCATGCTTGGCCGTACCGTGCGCAGCGAGAGGCAGGTTGGGGGACTGGACGTCCAATTGGTGGAGAGCGCAGCTGGGTTCCGCGTTTTCCTGGGTCGACTTGAGGGTGCCTCATGGGTGGAGCGCGTGACGGCGGGGACGAGGTCTGGGGAATTGCTGGCGCTGGCGGACGAGCTGCGGCGTTTGGCCGATCAGATTGATCGGCTCAGCCCTTGCGGACCGCGCCCGCGAAGCGGATAGTGACCAAGCAGATTCTGCGCGCCAGGCCCTCCTTCCCCCACGAACCTCGAACCTCCCCCGGGGGGCCTGGTGCGCACCTAGTTACTCGGGGCAAAAGGCCCCAACGAAAGGAAAAGAAGAATGCCGACGATGAAAGCAAGCGAACTAGATCCTGGCGAGTGCAAGGGGTGCGGTGCCCTGATTTACTGGGTCAAGATGGCTGACACGGGGAAAGCGATGCCAGTGGACCGTGGTGCCGACCTGCGCGTGCTTCCGGGGCCCGATGGAGCTCGGGTGGTGAAGTGTTACATCTCGCACTTCCGATCGTGTTCGGCTGCGGCTCACTTCCGAAAGGTGGAAAGCCGGTGAAGGTTTGGACCTTCCCGCTGGACGTGGCAGGTGGGGTCGAGTTGCAGATCTCGTACTGTCGAAGGGCTGAGATGCTACTGGCCTGGTGTGATGTTGCCGGCTTCGATCACCCCACGGTGGCTTCGCTGCTGGCTGACATGTTGATCGTGGGGTGGCGTTTTCTTGGCCAGGTCGGGACAGCGTGTTACTTCAACAAGTGAACTCGGGGCGTTTGGCCCCAACGAAAGGACAATCAAGATGAACCAAGAGACTCAAGAAGAGTGCAGGCGCCGATTCCGGGACACGGGGTTGTTGGCCACGGTGGAAGTCCTAGCGGGATGCGAGTACGAACCTCAGCTGCGCAAGGTGTTTCTTCGATTGCCGGATGAGATGATCTGGGCATCGATCAAGTCCGCCAGTGTGATGGTGCAGTTGGTAGCCGCCCTGGTGGGTGACACACGGATCGTGCTACTGGCTGCGCTGGAGGCTGTGGAGCTGGCGGCAAGCGAAGAGTCTGCAGAGGCGGGTCGAATGGTGGAGCGCCTACGACGCGTGCTGCTGAAAAGTTACAAGGCAGCAGATCTGCAGGAGGTGGAGTTCGAGGTGCGCTCTCGTGTGGACCGCGTGCGAGAGCTCGGGCGAGAGAGTTGGCGGTGCGTGACGTGGGAGGCAATCAACCTGATTGCCTGCGCTGTGGTGCGTTTCGTTGCTGGTCGCTCGCAGGCGGGTCAGCTGCGGTCGATGGTTGTGTCTGCTGTACAGGCAACGTTCACAGCGCAAGTGAAGCGGCTGGAGGGGTCTGGGGTAGAGGAAGCGGAAGCAGTTGGGCAAGCTCACAGGGATCTGACCCACGAGATTCGGTCGGTGGTGTCGTACAAGCTGTTGCGCGCCACGTTGTGGCCAGTTAGCGCTGAGGCGGCATGTTGATCGAGCAGAGCGGGTACGCCTTCAGTGGCGAGGCAAAGGACCTGAACCAGTACTTCACCGGGCGCAAGCTCGCGAAGCGGATCGTCCAATGGGCGGAGCTGTCGCGTGGGATGCGAGTGCTGGAACCGAGTGCTGGGGACGGCGGAATCGTCCAAGCGCTGCCGATGAACATTGCGGTCACGGCGGTGGAGACAGATCCGCGCATGGCAGCGGAGCTGCGACGGATCAACCACCCGGCGCTCACGGTGATTGAAGGGGACTTCCTGAAGGTCACACCAGGTCGCGATTCGTTCGACGTTGCGATCATGAACCCACCCTACGGGGAGGGGGCGGACGGTCGCCACACGGCGCAAGCGCTGAGGTACGCGCAACGGGTGATCGTGCTGGTGCGCGTGAACTTCGAGTATGGCGTAGAGCGGTTCAATACGGTGTTTCGGTGGTCCCAGGTGACCCGGCGTGCGTTGTTGACGCGGCGTCCCCACTTCTACGGGCCGGCGAATGAGGGACACACGGCGCGCCACGATTACGTGGTGCTGGAGTTGGTGCGGCGCGATGACCGGCTGAAGGATCCAACTCCGGACCAGGTGGAAACCGAGTACTGGACCGAGAGCTGGAGCGAGTGATCGCGTGCTGAACCGACTGTTGGTTGAAGCGCAGAAGGTTCAGCGCGGGCAGCGCAAGGCGACGCGCGCCCAACGGCAGGAAGCCGCGGCGCGTGCTCGCAAGGCCGAGCAGATCGAGCTGGCTAGGACCAACGCGGGGGCATTCATCGAGTTCGCACTGCGCAACGAAGCGACGGGGCAGATCCTGCGCAACGCGCCGTTCCACTGGGAGTGGCACCAGCACTTCGACGAGAACCCGTTCGCGGTGCTGGTGTCTCCAGTGGAGCACGGCAAGAGCCAGCAGGTGGCGGTGGGGCGCGTGCTGTGGCGACTGGGGCAGGACACGAGCCGCACGATCGCGCTGATCCAGGGGACGTCCAAGATGGCGGAGAAGACTCTCAGCCAGATTCGGGCGCACATTGAGCGCAACGCCCGGCTGCGGGAAGTCTTCCCCGGGCTCCGGCCCAGTACGAACCGAGGGGCCCCCTGGACGCAATCGCAGATCACGGTCGAGCGCTCGATCGTGGCGCGCGACCCGAGCATTCAGGCGCGGGGCGTGTTCGGTGACGTGGTTGGTTCGCGGTTGAGTGACATCGTCTTGGACGACGTACTGACCTTCGAGAACACGCGAACCGAAGAGCAGCGCAAGAAGCTGATCGAATGGTTCGACACCACGGTGTTCACGCGGCTGCTGCCCAACGGAGTGATCTGGGCCATTGGGACACCGTGGCACCCAGAAGATCTGCTCCATGAGCTGGAGAAGCGCCCGGCCTTCAAGGGGCTGCGGTACTCGGCAGTCTACAACCCGGACGATCCACCAGCTCGGTGGCGCCCCCTGTGGCCTGAGCAATGGGATCTGGCCCGGCTCGAAGAGCGGCGGCAGAACATGCCGGAGTCGACCTTCGTCCGAAAGTACCTCTGCCGGGTGCGGTTGGACGAGACCAGCCGATTCCGGCGCGTGTGGCTGACCAGGATGTGCCAGCTCGGGATTGGGCGGACATTCACCGCTGAGGCCCCCAAAGCCTTCCACGGGGGGCCCAAGCTGCCCTGCTTCACCGGTGTGGATCTTGGGGTGGGTGCGAAGGACGAGAATGCCCAGACGGTGATCTTTACGTTGGCGCTGCTGCCGGACGGGCGCCGACTGGTGGCGGATATTGAGGCGGGGCGGTGGCAGGCTCCGGAGATCCTGGACCGGCTATTCTCCGCGTACCGTCGCTTCGATTCGGAGGTGCATGTGGAGAGCAACGCGGCCCAGGCGTTTCTGGTGCAGATCGCCCAGGGGACAATTCCGGTCACGGCTCACCACACTGGAGGGAACAAGTGGTCGACTGAGTTCGGCGTGGAGTCCCTTGCGGTGGAGATGCGCAATGGGCTGTGGGTCATGCCGAGCGGAGCGAGCGGGGAAGCCGTGCCCGAGGAAGGGAAGGCGTTCATTTCGGAGTGTCTCCACTTCAACCCGAGCGAGCACACCGGGGATCGGCTGATGGCGGCATGGATCGCCAGGGAAGCGCTACGCAAGTTCGCGTCCCCCCGAACCCGGGCGCTGGATACCCTGGCTCGGTAGGGATTGGACACCTGGGCCCGGCCCGGATACCCTGTGGGGCATGCGATTCGATTTGCAGATTCCGAGCACGGGTGGGGCGGCGGCAGATCCTGACCCGAGGACGAGCCCAGAGCAGGTCCCGGACCGCAACGTTGGCGATGTGCCGGCGACCATGTTGGGCACGGACCAGTCGCCGCAGACCTTGGTTGTGGCTTTGGAGGGCACCACGGGGCAATCCGCGACGATTCAGCTGTGGACCATCGAAGACCCGGTCAACACGCAGATTATTGCTGACCCAAAGGCGGAGAAGGCGGCTCGTCGGTACTACTCGGTGGGCGAACCGCTCACGCTGAGCGTGGGTGACGCACTGACCTTCATTGGCGAGCAGGGTAGCGGGGCAAACGTCTTGATCGCCAAAGTCCCGTGCCCGATTGGGCGGGTCTACCTGCAGGTCACGACGCGGCCGGCGGCGGATGCGACGATCAAAGTTGGTTGGCTCGGGGCTTGAACCTGAAAGGGTGCGCGCGTGAATGTGCAAGACGGTCAGGTGTTGAGCCTGACCCCCCAATTGGGACGAGTAAGCTTGGTTGAGCTGTGCGGTTCGGCTCGAACGGCGGAACTGGCGCGGCTGGACAGCTACGCTCGGTCCACCCAATACGACCACCGACGGTTCGACTGGGACGGCAAGATGACCGGCTACGGGGAGCAAGCCGACATTTCCCCGGGGTGGTACGTGCCGCTCAAGATGCGGCGCCCACGCGCGCGGTACGACTTGCCCAAGCTGATCACGAAGCGGCTGTCCGCGATGACGCTCGGGTCGGAGCGTTGGCCTGAGCTCCGCGTGGACGGGGACCCCGAGGCCGAAGACTACATCAAGGCTTTGGCCGAAGCGGCGAAGCTGCCAGCCAAGATGCTCGAAGCTCGGGAGAAGGGCGGTTCTTCGGGGACCGCGGTTGTGAGCTTCAAGTTTGCCGATGGGAAGCCGCGGGTGCTGGTGCACGAGTCACGACACGTGCACGTCTTGCGATGGGCAGATCGGGACGAGCGGGTGATCGGCGCTGTGCTCAAGGCCTACGCCTACCCTCGCACGGTGTGGGATCAAGAGGGGCGCCCCAAGCAGATCACGCTCTACTTCGCTCGCTACTGGGACGAGACCAAGGAGGTGGTGTGGGACCCGATACCTGAGGCGCTGGCGCGCAACGGAGCGTGGGCCACGGCGGTGAAGTCCTATGCCGTGGAACACGGCTACGGAGAGTGTCCAGTCTACTGGGCACAGAACCTGCCCGACTCAGAGCAAGAGGACGGGTTGTCGGACTTCGAGGGGTTGTTGGATCAGTTCGACGAGATCAACGAACTGCTCTCGGCTACCAGCAAGGGCACGAAGGCCAACGTGGACCCCACGCTGGTGGTGAAGGACGATCCAGGGAACAACCCCGGCGTGGTGCGCAAGGGCTCCGGTCAAGCGATCTTTTCGAAGGGCGGCGCCGAGTATCTGGAGCTCAAGGGTGACGCGGTGAAGGCCGGCCAAGAGTTGGTCAAGACCCTGTCTCAGATGGCGCTCGACGTGGCGGGGGTGGTGTTGGGTGACCCGAAAGAGCTGGGCACCAGGGCGCAAAGCGCGGCGGCCATGCGGATGCTCTACCAGCCGATGATTGCCCAGTGTGACGTGCTGCGCTCCCAGTACGGTGAGCTGATCGCGCGGCTGCTGTTGGGCATGCTGCGCGCGGCTCGGCTGATCAACCAGACCGAGGCTGGGGAGGTGGTACTGACGGCGGATGGTCGGCGAGTGCAGGAGAAGCCGGTAGTGGTGTTGCCACCACGCTTCGAATCGACCGGTGAGGGTGACGATCGGACAGTGACCGTTGTGGAGCGTACGCCCGGGACGTCGGAGAACCTGACGCTGAACTGGCCGTCCTACTTTGCCGCCACGGCAAGCGATGTGAGCCAGGACGTGGACGCGGCAACCAAGGCCAAGGGCACCACGATCTCGGCCAAGACCGCGGTGAAGTACACGGCCCACCATTTTGGTGTGAAGGACGTGGATCAAGAGATCGCTGAGATCGAGGCCGAGAAAGAACTGGCGCTGGAAAACATGCGTGACATGGCGCCCCCACCGGCGATGGGTAACGGTCCGAAGGACGAAGACGAAGCGGAGGACTGATCCGTGGAGGACGTGAACGCGGCGATCGAAGCCACGCTCACGCGTGCCGGGAAGATCTTCACGCACGTGGGCACATTGCCTGCGATGCTGGCGAAAGCGGACGCGAACTTGTCGGCACGGCTGCACGGCGTGCTGGCGAAAGCGGGGGGACCGAACGCGAAGTTCAGCGAGGCCAGCGCATTCTTGTTCCGAAAACAGATCCGGCTGGTGCAAGAGTACGCGGACAAGCGCTTGCTAGGTCTGACGCATGAACAGGCGTTGCAGGCGATGGCGAAGAGCGTCAAGTCCACCGTGGACCTGGCCAAGCGGCTAGAGAAGCGCTTCGCAGGGATAGCGAAGCCGCTGGCGCTCGAATCCCAGGCCATGCAAGACGCAGTGACACGGGGTGAGGGGGCGTCGCTGTTGCGCCAGCACCAGACCAGTGTTGCCCGCTACGGCAAGGCGATGATTGGAGACTTCGAGACCCAGCTGCGGTTGGGGGCTCTCGAAGGGCTCTCGAATCACGCGGTGATCAGCCGACTGGTAGAAGTCGGGCAGTTCGGCGCAGTGAACGCTGCTGGTTTACACCAGAACGAGCCCGCGTGGTTCCCTTCGCCAACCAGCTATATCAAGCGGCGGTACTGGGCCGAACGGATCGTTCGTACGGAAACGGCCTACGCATACAACGCGGCGGGGCTCCGGACGATCCAGGTCGCGAGGGAGACCGACTTCCCCGACATGCAGAAGAAGATCCTGGCGCACTTTGACAACCGAACGGCACCAGACTCGATCGCGGTGCATGGGCAAGTGCGCCCCGTGGATGGGTACTTTTTGGACGGCGCGGGGCGCCAGTATCTGCACCCACCAGCTCGCCCCAACGACCGCGAGACCGTGATCCCGTGGCGCCCACAGTGGACCGACACGGCGGCCACGGCGAGTGCTGATCCGGTGGAGCAGGCGCAGCAAGCAGCGGCTGCATTGCCCCCCCCACCGTTGCCTGGTCCAGAGCAGAGTCCGAACACGACGATCGGTAACACGGCGGCGCTGCTTGCCAAGACGAACGCCAAGGTCCTGGCCAAGAAGGAAGCCCAGGCTGCAGCGGAGAAGGCAGCGGTTGAGCGCGTGGCCAAGTTCGAGGCGAAGAAGGCGGAATCGGAGGCCAAAGCGAAAGCCGAAGCGGTGCTGGTAGCTGCGAAGGTCACGGCGGCAGAAAAAGCAGCGGCGGCCAAGGCAACGGCAGCGGAGAAGGCAGCCAAGGCGGCAGCCAAGAAGGCCGAGAAGGCTACCCAGAAGGCTGCTGCAGTCGAAGCGGCCAAGATCGCCGCAGCGGCCAAGGTAGCAGTCAAAGCCGCCCAGAAGGCCGCCAAGCGCATCAAGATCGATGCGGCAAAGGACGCGAAGCTTGGCATGGTGGATCTCGGCGCGCTGAAGCAGATCGGTCCCCAGAAGGGATCGAATCCTGGGGCGCTGTACGAAGACGCCAACGGCGTGCAGTGGTACGTCAAGACGCCCAAGTCGGAAGAGCACGCCCGGAATGAGGTGCTGGCTGCGAAGCTGTACCGCGCGGCGGGTGTCGAGGTCCCGGACGTGGAGCTGGTGCGCCACAACGGCGTCGTGGCGGTGGCGTCCAGGATTGTGGACGGTGCGCGAGCGAGCCAGGCGTTGCTCACTGGCGCAGTCAAGCCAGACGGGCTCTACCAGGGGTTCGCGGTAGACGCCTGGCTGGGGAATTGGGACGTGGTGGGCGCCACGTACGACAACCTATTGGTCCTCGGGGACGGTGGCGCGGCGCGGGTGCTCCGGGTGGACACTGGCGGAGCATTGCGTTTCCGGGCCCAGGGCGCCCCCAAGGCTGAAGCTTTCGGTCCGACCGTGGGCGAGGTGTCGAGTCTGCGGTGGGGCTCAAACAACCCCCAATCCGTGGCGGTGTTCGGGTCGCTGCAAGACCGTGAGTTGCTCGCGAGCATGGATCGGGTGCTGGCCACTCCGACCAAGGCGGTCACGGATGCGGTGCGCCGGTTCGGGCCTCGGGATCCGGGGGAGCGCGCTGCGCTCGAAAAGGTGCTGCTGGCACGGCGGGACGATATCCGGGCGAAGCGCGCGGCCCTGAACACGAAGCTGCGCCAGGAAGCCAAGGCGAAGAAAGATCCGGTCGGCTCACTGCGGGTGGCTGAGCGACATTGGCGCCAATTGGCCACGACGGCCGAGCGAGAGGCATTCTTGGCTGCGCTGCATGAGCAGAAGGTGCCAGGATTGGACGCGGAATCCAGGGACTGGTCTGGGAAACCTTCCAAAGCGGACTTTTGGAAGTTGTCGAACGATCTGGGGAAGCAGCTTCGTGGGCACGAAGGTACAGCTATCTGGAGATTCTCCCAGAACGATTACGGAGAGATCCGTGCTTCGGAGCGTGCTGGAAACCCCGATGAGAATTCGGTGGCGTTGCAGTCGGGGTTGGCACGGGGAACCCCAGTTAAAGGACTGGAGGTGTGGCGCGGGATCAAATACATAACGGCGGACCAGGTGGGGCAATTCCTGACCGGAAGAAAGTTCGGACTGGGGGAAGACGGTGTGCAGGGGACGGCCAGCACTAGCCGGCATCGTGACAAGGCGGCTAATTTCGCCAGCGTGGACCTGTCCCCAGCCGGGACGCTACAGCACGGTGAACCTGGAAGCGGGACGTACAAGGTGCTCTTGCGACTGCGCAACCGGGTTGGTGTGGCGATCGAGACGATTTCGGCGCACAGATCGGAATTTGAGATTTTGCAGCCGTACAAGGCCAAGTTTCGAGCCACCAAGATCTACCGGGTAGAGGGCTCCAAGAGGGTGCTGGTGGTGGAAGCTGAGGGTGTGGATTGAAACCCTGGCTCGCTAGAGCTACCCTTCAAACCGAGACCCGGTTTGCGGGTGACGGAAAGGAAAAGCATGCGACGGGACGAGCAATTGACCGTGCTGGGCTATCTGATTGCCCGACACGAACAGCGAGCGGTATGGGGAAAGCTGGTGCCTGAGGCGTTCCCATTGGACGATCTGGCGCGGTGGGGACTGAGCCGAGAAATGCCAGACGAGGAGCTAGGGTTGGTGGCGGCAGCGTTCGCTCACTACGTTCGGAGCCATGGGGACATTCCGGAGGTAAGAGGCCTGCAAATGCGGGCAGAGCTCGAACGAGTGAAGCGGGACAACCCGAAGCACTGGGGCGTCCAATGAAGCGGATCCGAGGTGACATTTGGCGGTTGTGGGACAAGGGCTTCCACGTGGTGGTGACCACGAATATCGGCTGGGATCATCGCGACATGAACAACATGGGCGCCGGGACCGTCCAGCGAGCAGCGTCAGTGTGGCCTGAGCTGCCTCGGTGGTATGGGAGCTGGTGCCGGTCGATGGGCGCCAAGATGGGGGTAGTCAGGCGTCCTGGATTGCGACTGGTCTTTCTTCCAGTGAAGCCATTGATCGAAGCCTGCCCGAGTCTGAGCTGGGATCAGAAGGCGGATCTGGTGCTGATCGAGCGTGGTCTGGTCCAGCTCGGCGTGTGGTGGCGGCGCTACCGTCCAGCGCTGGCGATGACCCTGCCAGGGGCGGGAAACGGCGGTCTAGATCCGGCGGAAGTGCTGGCGTTGGTTGAGCGTGTACTTGGCGACACTGAGATCGTGCTCTGCGATCTGCAATTGGCGGAGTAGACTCCGGTTCATGTGGAGATTGAGCAACGGGGTGTCGATCGGTGCGGACTGGACGATCGAGGGGAGCGGCCCCGTTGCTCGGGCGGTCATGCTGGGGGTGGCTGAGATCCGGAATGGCCGAGTGCTGCGGATGCCAGCTGCTGTGGTGGTGGCGCCGGATGGCGAACCGGTGCCGAGCCGGTTGACTGGGACCCGTCGGGTGACGACACGGGCGGCGTTTACCGACTGGCTGGCGGCGCTAGGTGGGGCCGTGGGCGTGACAGTGATCGAGTGCCCCGAGGATGGCCCGTTGCCCCGCGTGGTGGCGCCCAAGCCGCGGGGAGTGCACCGACAGAACCCGCCCCGACATTCGAGGCGGTAGCGTCCCTGGCGGTGCTGCGGTACCATCCAGAGCATGCCGTACGAACACCCGAAGCACCCAGACCGTCACGTGCTGTACCCAGGAGACTTTCCGGCGTCGTCTGAGACGGTGGCCGAGATTGAGCGGTTGCAGCGTGCCCAGTTCGACGCGGAGATGAAGGAGCGACACCTGAACCAGGCGTTCGAGTTCGCGCGGTCGGAGCGCCAAGAGCTGGCACAACGGCGAATGAGCGGGCCGCTTGCTCACGGGTACAGGCGAGAGGATGGGCCGCTTTTCCCTCGGGAAGAGAAGATGGAGCGGGATTATCAGATCGCGGAACGCGCCATTCGGTGCGGGTTGCCGGACTCTTCGGAGGAAATGCCGGCGGTTGCGGTTGCTGGTGGTTTCCCCGCTCGCTTCGAGTGAGGTAGACGGCTTTTCTTGATCGTGCCATCCTTTGCGCATGGCTGATCGAACCCCTCGGACTTTGGCCCCCACCGGAACCGGCGGGGAAGGCGTTGGCAATGCTGGGCGAGGCCCGGCGTATCCGGAGCAGAATCCGGAGCAGACTCAAGGTGGGGCGCCTGGTGGCGCTTTCTTCTCTGAAGGTGAGCTCCCGGTGATTTCGACCTTCGCGCCCCCTGCGACGCTGAACGGTTACTCGGCAGATCCGGGCCGAGTGCCTCAGGTGTCCAATGTCCAGGACCCGCGCGGGCTTGGGGTTACTGCTCCACTGAGCGGCGCGCGGCGCTGAATTCTCTTCTTCCTGCGAAGGTACTTTTCCCATGAGCTGTTTGGTCAATCTGACCGGCAAGATCACGGTCGGTGGTGACTGTGGGTGTTCCGGTGGCGGAAGTGGTGGTGCCCCAACGAAGCAGCAACCGCTGTCGTTCGCCTGCCAGGGGGTGAACTACCCGGCGATTGTGTCAACGGATTGCCCTCAGCAGATCCAGACGCCCGGTGTGATCGGAGCAAGCTGGGTGGATGTGCCTGGCCAGGGCACGCTGGCGAACTACCGGCTGCTATACGTGCTGACGAAAGCGCCGATGGCTCTGCGGATCGGCGCGGCGGCGGCAACCTTGCTGGGCTCAGGGGGTACGTTTCCCACGGGCTTCGTGGGCGGCGAGACCTTCGCGTTCGAGGCTGACGGGATCGCGGTTCCTGTGGTGTTTACCAGTGGGGCTCAGTCAGCGGCGCAAGTCGTGGCTCAGATCAACCAGGCCGCGGTTGGTGCAGGGCTGACCTACCTGCCGGCTACGGTGGACACGACCGGGCAAGTGCGGTTGACGGGCAAGGCCACCGGGGTGCAGGGCTCGATCGAGATCACGACTGCGAATGCAGTGGTCGGTTTTGCGGCTGCAACTACCGTTGCTGGTTCTGGTTCCGATGTGCGAATCAACGGGCTGTTCCTGGCGCAGTTCGATGAACAGGCAGCACCCACGAGGATCCAGATCAGTGGGCAAGGACAGGTCGAAGTTTTGGCGGCTGGTTCAGCCGTCGTGTGATGTTGGTCGCAAGGTGCGGCCGATGAATGAACAACTGGGAGCAAGACGACAATGGGACGATCACTTCGAACGATTCTGAACGAGAGCAACCCGAACAAGCTGCCGAGCGCGACGCAAGCTGCCCGGCTGGGTAGTGCGCTGGCCTTGCTGCCACGCTGCGTCAAGAGCGCGGTCACGAGCCACCAGATCGTTCTCCCAGACAACGCCAAGGCTGTAGCGGTGCTGCGCGCGTTCAGTGCTGCGGGCACGGTGACGGGGAACCTGGTCCCGGTGACCACGGCGGCCCCCACCACTGGTCAGGTGGGCGTGGGTACCGACGGGGATCTTGTGTTCGCTGCTGCCGACGCGGTGACGCAGGCGGAAGTCGTCTACGTCCAGGTCGAAGGGGACGTGGTCGAAGAAACGGTTCCCGTGGTCTCGAACGTGGCTTCGCTCACGGCTGGACGGAAGGGCATCCTGTTGATCTCGGCTACGGCCACGGCTGGCACGTCGTTGGGCGCCAAGGGTATTCTGGCTCGTGGTACGGCAGCCACGGCTGGCAACGCTGCGCTGAATCTGCTGGGCACCGGGGTGGCGTTTTTTGGCGCTGACGCGGTGACGCAGGCAACGATCAAGTACATCGCGACCCCTGGTGAGGGTTCGGCGAAGGACGCGATCGGAACGAATCTGGACGACACCAGCTTCCAGTTCTGATCTTTCCGCGGGTATCCCCCGCGGCCCCATTGAAGCAGTTCGTTGTCGAAGATGCCCCGCTGGGATACCCTGGCGGGGCGTCTGCATTTGGGCGCAACGTGACGGCTACGGTTCAGGCCGGCAAAAGGACAAGCGATGAAGCATCTATTCCGGGGCGTGTTGAGTGAGAAAGTGGGCGAGGGATTGGCTGGCGGCGTAGCAGCCCCATTGGCTGGCGCGGAAGGGACTGCGCCACCAATGCCCAAAAGCAAAGGCGAGGGCGAGAGCGGGGGAGACGATGGGCTGCTGCACCTGAGTCAGGAGCAGTTGGGGGAGCGGCTGGCGCGGGCGAACCGGAGCCAGCTCAAGAAGCTGTTCGGCACGGATGACGTGGAGCAGATCACGGGGAGGTGGAAGCAGCTGGACGAGCTGACCAAGGCTGAGGAAGAGCGCAAGCGCGCTCAGATGACCGAGATCGAGAGGTACAAGGCCGACCTGGGGGCGAAGGACAGCGAGCTCGCGAACACGCGCGCGGAGCTGGCCGAGATCAAGTTCACAGCTCACGTGACCGGGATTTGTGCCCAACTGGGGATCAAGAACCTGGACTACGCCAAGTGGCTGGTGTCGAGCGTGGCGGAGCGGTTGCCGGAGGGCCAAGAGCTGGATGCGTCCAAGTTCTTGGAGGAGCGGCTCGCTGAAAGTCAGTACGCTGCTGCGTTCGGTGTTGCTGGTGCCAGCGTAGCGCCGAAGGGAGCCAGCTCGTCCCCTGAACCTGGGGTGCAGCCCCCGCCGGCTCCGGGCGTAGCCGGCGCCAAGAGTGGCGGCGCTAAGTCGGTGAAAGACATGAGTCCCGGTGAGTTTCAGGCTCACTTGGCCTCGCTGGGCGTGGGGTCTCCTGGATCCTGACGTTGCAGCGGCAAAGCTGTGCTGATAGGCTTTGCGAAAGTTCAAACCCCAAGACCTGAGCGCAACGCGTACGACGGCGGGAACAGTCGGGATGGCAGACGGTCCACGGGCAACCCCAAAATTGGAGTTTCCAAGTGTCTGTATCCCTTCAAGGTGTCCCTAGTTCGATCGTTGCTCTGATCCAGGACGGCACGCTGGAGCGCGTCTTCCACGATGCGCTCTATCCCCGTCTGCTGTACCGCGGCGAGGCCGTACCTGAGCTGTGGCAGGCCAATCTTGGCGAGCGGCAGCTGTTCACCCGTACGGGGCTCATGGCTCCGTCGATCAGTCCGCTGGTGCCGGGCAATGACCCGAACCCTGGCGGATACGAGACCGAACAGTGGGAGGCGAGCGCGTCCCAATACGGGTCCACGATCGACACCCACATGCCGACCAGCTACGTGGCTCTGGCGAGCACGTTCCTCCGGAACACCCAGCAACTTGGCTTGCAGGGTTCCCAGACGATGAACCGCTTGGCACGCAACCGCATGTTCACGGCATACCTGGCCGGCGAGGCCATGGTCACGGCTGCGGCTGCGGCTGGCGCGATCCAGATCGCGATCTCGACGCTGAACGGGTTCACGCAGCAACTGAGCAACGGGCGGCTGGCTTCGGTCAACCCGGCCAACCCGCTCCCGATTACGTTCACCACGGTTGGCGAACCCGCCAACGCGGTGACTGGCTTTGCGCCGTCCAACCCGAACGATCCGTTCGGCCCCGGCGTGATCACGTTGCAGGCAGCGCTCACGGTGGGCGTTGCGGTGCGTGCTGGCGTGTTCGCTTCCACCCGGTCTCGTCGGCTGCGCGTAGGCGCGGGCGCCACGGTGGACGCACTCACGGCCACCAATGTGCTCACGCTGAACGACGTGATCGCGGCTGTAACTCGGCTGCGATCGCAAAACGTGCCCCCGCACGCGGACGGGTACTACCACGTCCACCTGACCCCAGAAGGGGAGCAGGAGATCTTCGCCGACAACCACTGGCAGCGCTTGCACCAGTCGCTGCCCGANTCGGTGGCGTACCGCGACCTGGCGATCGGCATGGCGGTGGGATGCATCTTCTACCGCAACACGGAGAACCCGAGCTCGAATACGGTGCAGCCCGGCTCGCTGATCGCGAACCCTGGTGGTGCGGGTGGTGCGCGGCTGGCTCCCGAGTTCGGGGGCGAGGTCACGAACGAGGCAGGTGTCGAGATCCGGCGCGCAATCGTGACTGGCGGTGGCGTGTTGTACGAGAAGTACCTGGACGAAGGGCGCTTCATTACTGAGGCGGGGGCGACCGGCAAGATCGGCCAGTTCTCGATCGTGAATGGTGGCGTGGCCGTCATGAGCCAGCGAATCCGGTACATTCTGCGCAGCCCCTTGGACCGGTTGCAGCAGGTGGTGAGCCAGTCCTGGAGCTGGTCTGGTGACTTCCCGGTCCCGTCGGACGCGTTGGTCGGTGACCTGGCCCGCTTCAAGCGCGCGATCGTAATCGAGCATGGTTGAACGCGTAGGCTTCGTGGCTTACTGTTGAACGGTTGCTGCGGAACGGGAGGCCCCGGGGGAAACCTTGGGNCCTTCTGCTATTCTAAGGGCATGGGATTCATTGCGGCGCTGAAGCTCGTGGGCACGGTAGCGGTGACAGTGGTCGAAGCCGTGGATGCCGTCAGAGGGGCGCTCGGGTGGCTGCGTGCTCGGCGGATGCCGACGGAGAGTCAGCTACAGGACCAGGCGTCGGGAGCGGAGCGCAACCGTGTGTCCAGGCGCACCGAGCGCGAAGCACGGGACCGTGGGCGCGACAAGTCCTGAGTTCTCGGGTATCGTTTCTCGGAAAGGAAGCAACCCTCCATGAGTGACTACGAAAACCTGGATCGCGATCAGCTCTACCAATTGGCCAAGACGCGTGGCCTGCGCGGACTCTCCCAGGCCAACAAGGCTGAGTTGTTGACGGCATTGTTGGCAGCGGACGAGTCAGTGGCTGACACTGAGCCGCCCAGTGCCAGCGACGAAGAAACCGGCGAAGACGAGAGCGACGAAGAAACCGGCGAAGACCAGGAAGACCTTTCGTCACTGGGTCCAGATCCAGAGTTGGCGGACCAAGTGCGGCGGATCCGGGCTGCTTCCGACGATGGGTTGCGACGGGTGTTGCAGCAGACGGATCTGCCGTTGCACTTGCGCAACATCATCACTGCTGAGCTAGGTTTTCGGCAGCGACGGCAGGAAGAACTGGACCGGCAAAACAGGCTGACCACCCCAATCCAGCGGTACCGCGTGACCAAAGGTGGTCGGTTCGTGGTGCCAGGCATGATTACGGAACTGCCAGTGGGTTCGCTGCTGACTGAGACCACGCACAACCTGGCGGAGGTGCGGCGCCAAGGCATCGAGTTCGAGTCAGCCACGGCTGTGGAATTGGGGGCGGACCAACTGGGGCGCCAGACTTCGAGGGTAGTGTGATCGGGCACCTGAACGGGACCGGGAACAAGGTCCAAGGTCGCGACGATACCGCGGGCAAAGGCAACCGCGACAACGGCGCAGAGCGCACCGGGAAGCCAGCACCCAAGGCGAAGCCGAAGGCGGTCCCTGCGGTGAAGATCATCGGCAAGATCAAGGGATTGAAAGGCGGCTGAACCATGTTCACGGAACGCGAAAAGGCACGGATCAAACACTTCCTCTCCTACCCAGATTGGGTGGCTTTGGCGGCATCGATCCAGCTCGGGTACCCGGCGGCGAGCCAGCCTGCGTTCCTGGTGGATGACGCCTTCCAGCGACTCACGCCCGGCGGCGAAGAATCGGTGCGCATCGACTTGTGCGAGTGCGAGTCAATCGAGGCCCAGATCGGGCAGGCCCGGGCGAGAATGAAGGCCACCAAGCTGGGCAACCTCGAAGTGAACCCACACGAGACCGCCATGTTGCGACGCGAGCTGGTCTACTGGGTTGCTCGGCTCGCGTCGGACCTCGGGGTGGTGACCAACCCCTACAGTCTGTTCGAGTACCTCGGGGCGGCGGGCGGCGGGCGCAACGCCACGGTGGTGGGCTAGCGGCATTGGTGGGCCTGGTGTACCCTTCCCAGGGTGACCAGCGCAGTCAGCCAGAATCCGCGTCTAGAGACGCCAAACAGTGACCCGGCGCTGCACCCGTCCTGTGCGCCCGATCGCTCACTGGTGGAGCAGATGGGCGGCTTGGTGGATGAGCTGCGCCAGATCCAGACTGATCTTGGGATGCGCCCCTACCGAGTGTGGTCGGTGCTGGTGGAGTGGAGCGGCGGCGAAGTTGGGCGCGGTGACCCGCGAGTGGTTGGCGAACAGGAGTTGCTGCCGACTCCGTTGGTCGACACCAGACCGGTCAGGTTCGAGTTGCGCAGTGGCGGGCGAATCGATCGGGGTGTGATCACGCTGCGTGAGATCTCCCCCCGGTACACCGAGGACCAGATCTTGGCCATGTTCCACGTGAAACCTGGTTTCCAGGCCTTCATCGAAGTGAAGCACGACGCGCGGGACGGTGAACGCACCGAGCGGCGCCGGTTCGCTGTGGTGGGCCAGCCCTGGCGTGACGCGGAGAACTTTCAGTGGGTGGTCAGGATCGGGACGGAGCAAGAGTCTAGGTCTCGCGATGGTGCAGTGAATGGGGCCCACGTGTTCCCAGAGCGGGGACAGGTATGAGGCACCAGGTCACACTGGCGCAGTTCCCGGCGCTGATCATGAAAATGGAGCCTGAGGTCACGGCGGCAGTCGTGCGCGGGCTGCGCTCTGCGGCGCTGCGGGCGAAGGGTGAGGTTGTGCTGGAGATCGGGCGCTCTCAGCCCTACCCGGCAGTGGACACTGGCGGTCTTCGGGAGTCGGTCAACGTGGGGCTGCTGCCGGATGGTGGCATCGTGACGGTGGATGCTCCGCATGCGGCCCACATTGAGCACGGGACGCGGCCATTCTGGCCTCCCATGGGCCCGCTCCTGACGTGGGCGATCCGCAAGGGGCTGGCCGATGACGAAGACGAAGCCGAGGACGTGGTGCGGCGCATTCAGGCCAAGATCGCTCGTGAAGGCATCGAGCCAAGGCACTTTTTCGCGAAGGCCATGGCCACGGTGGGTAGGCGGTACGTGCCACAAGAGATCAACGCTGAACTGAAGGTGCTCGAAGATGTTGGGTTCTGAGCCTGCCCTGGGGGATCTGTTGCAGGCCGAGATCGGGCCTGACCGGTTCGAGCTCGTTCGGCGCAACACGCTGGACCCGCGCAACGCGGCGGCGATGGCCCTGGCGGCCTACTTGGAGCGCGTGGTGTTCGTGGTGGGTGCGGGCGACGATGGGCAGCCCCGTGAGTTCCAGTTGAACGAAGTGCGCCGGGAATGGCCGGAATCGTTCGACGGGCTGAACTACCCACTGGCCACGATCACAAGCGCAGCTGAGCCACTCATGGCCCACAACTTTGCTCCGACGATGCTGGAAGAGACGGCGAATGTCTTCTGTCCAAACTCGGTCCTGTGGAAGACCGATGAGCTTGCAGTGGAGTTCCAGATCGATTTCTGGACGACCAACAAGCCGGAGCGGGAGGCGATCGCTGCGCGTTTGGCCGATGTGTTCTCCCCCACCGAGCGACGAGCTGGCATCCTGATCCAGGGGCCCGTGGCCTACTTCAGTCAGCCGATCCGGTGCACATTGCTGGCTGGCGAGCGGGTGGATAACCCGGCGTCGGCCTACAACCGGGACCGGGAATACCGCGCGCGGGTGCTGGCTGACGTGGATGTGGTCCACCTGCGGAAGGTGGTGGAGCTCAACCCAATTTTGGTGCCGGTAGAACCGCTGGAACCGGCGTGATAGAACTGGCGCGAACGAAGAAAGGAACTGGGAACCATGGCTGGGTACTTGCGACGCTTCACCGAGATCCCGACGATCGAGGTAATCAAGGAAATCGAAGGGGTGGTGATCATCGACCTGGCCCCGCCAGATCCGGCAACCGGTGCTGGTTCGGGCACGGTGTTGTTGGTCGGTGAGTTCGACGATGGGTTCTTCGCGACGGACGAAGAGATCAAGGGCTCGTTGGAGATCTACGGTTCCGAGGACTTCCGGCAGAAGTTCGGATCGTTTGGCTACACCTACGATCAGATCCCGAGTCAGAACCCCAGTGCACGGCGACGCATGAGCGAGCTGTGGAACGGAAATGGGTGGCTGAAGGCCTTCAAGCTCCGCGCGCGGCGCATCTTGGTTGCACGGGTTGACACGAGCGTTGGTTCGGTGAGCTTCGACCCGCTGGCAAGTATCAGCGGTGGGCAGGGGCCGTTCGTGTTGACGGTGGGCGATGTGCTGACCGTCACGACTGACCAAGGGACTGCCAGCTCAACGGCGATCGCTGCTGCGGTGGCGACGGAAGCTGGTGCGGCTGCAGCGTTCGGTTCGATTGTCTCGGGGGACACGTTCGGGATTCGAATCGATGGTGGTCCTCAGATCAACGTCACGTTTGGCGGTGCTGACACGACGCAGGCCGCTGTCCTGGCGCGCATCAATGCCACGCTGGGCTTCGCGTGCGCGGTGATCAACCTGACCCAGATCGATCTGCGCGGTATCGTGGTTGGCACCTACGGTTCGGTCGAGCTGATCCAGGTGACTCCCGGTGTGCTCGCCAAGATTGGACACGTGGTTGGCGTCACGAATGGCACGGGCACCGTCGGCAACTTGAATGCTGTGACCGCCGACGAGATGGTCACGATCATCAACGGGACTGCAGGCCTCACGGCAATCCAGGTCGAGGCGGACAAGGGCCCCGGTGGTGAACTGCGTGTGAGCAACAACGTGGCTGCCACGGTCTCCACGATCGAGGTGGACTCGGCTGGTCCGCTCGGTTCGAAGCTGCAGTTTGATCCGCTCGACACCACGGTCAGCATGACGGGCCACTCTGGTGGCCAAATCAGAGCTGGCACTCGGGTGCGTACGGCAGGCGGTCTGGAGTGGGTGACCATGCAGACCCTGGATGTGCCGGCGGGTGCAGTGGGTCCGTTCGTGGCCAAGGTTCGCCCGGCGTTCGACGATGGGACCGCGGCGGGGACTGGAGCCGGTACGGTTACGGTACTGGTGGACGCGGCTTCGTTTGCCACCTTGACCGTGAACAACCCGGGACCGCTCACGGCGGCGCTCACTGAGGCGCAAATGGACAACGCGTATGCCGTGGCCATGGAGCGTACGTTGGACGAGTCTGGGCCAGCGCGGGAAGCCAACTACTTGCTCTCGGCACGTCGTTCGGACGCGGTGGTGCGCGACGGACGCGCCAACGTGATCAAGGCCACCGAGTGTGGGCTCTTCGCTCGCAAGTTCGTGACGGGCGATCCGCTCGGAACGACCACTGACCAGATCATCGCGAACGTGGCTCAATACCGACACGATCGCGTGTTCTACGTGGGCAAGGGGTTGAAGGTGCGCATCCCGCAGATCGCGGAACGTGGGGAGGCGGGCGGACTCGGATTCACCGCTGACGGTGTGATCACGGTGCGCCCCGACGGGCCACTGACCACGCTGTGCGCGCTGCTCGCGCCAGAGGAAAACCCCGGGCAGCAAACTGGTCTCATTGACGACTTCTTCGCGGTGGACCCGTTCGGTGAGGTGCTGACGATCGATTCGTACAAGGCCTACAAGCGGAACGGGGTTGCTGTACCGCGAGCGGATCGCATCTCTGGCATGGTGTTTCAGTCGGGAGTGACCAGCTCGCTGCAGAGCGGGCGAACCACCATGGCTCGTCGCAAGATGGCGGACTTCATCCAGGACACGGGCGCGGAGCTCTTTGCGCCCTACAGCAAGAAGCTCAACAAGCAAGCTCGGCGTGACAAGATCCGAGGGATCTGGGAGAGCTTCCTGGCGTCGTTGCAGTCCGAGAACAACGCGGAACTGTCTCGCATCGAAGGCTTCGTGGTGGATGACTCAGTCAATGCTGGGAACACGCCAGCCAACTTGGCGCAAGGCATCTACTGGGTCCAAACCAAGGTCCGCACGCTTTCGAGCATGGACCACATTGTGTTGCAGACCGAGATCGGTCCCAACGCGGTGATCACTACGGAAGCGTGAACCTGAAAGGTCGAACCAATGTCGCAAAGAATCAAGGGACAGGAAGTTGTCATCGGGTTCACGAACCCCGAAGGGGACCAGGACGGTCTCACGGATATCACCAGCTTCGAAGCGGAGCTGGACATCGAGACCCTGCAGGAAGGGTACCTGGGCGAGACCGCCGATCGATACGATGAGCTCTACCACGGCGTGAGTGGGCAGGCTGAGCTGCACCTGCAGACGGCTGACTACTTCCGTTTCACGGAGCGGGTACAGGATCGGGCCGAACGGCGAACGCCTTCTGGCGGTACGTTCACTGCGACCGCGACCTTCGCTTTCCCCAATGGGACTCGGGCAAGGGTTACGTTCGAGGACATCTTCTTCGGTGCGTTCCCGCTCCGGGTGCCAGCGCGCGGCGAGTACGTGACGGTCACGATCTCGTGGAAGTGCCAGCGCATTCGGCGCGTACTCTGACACCACCCACGGGCGGGCGCGGAGCAAGGGCGGATTCTCTTCGGGGAGTCCGCTCTGGCGTTTCCACGGCCGAGCCCGTACCGTGAGTGGGCAACCGTGGAACGAAAGGGCAACCGATGAACGAAGAAGAGAAAGAATTGGAAGGGTTGGAGTTCGAGACCGACGCGCGGCCAAGTTCGAAGCGCGAGAATTTCGCGCCTGACGTCATGGCCCAGGTGTTCAATCGCAAGACCAAGTCAGGCATGGCAGCCATGCGCGGCGGGGACGTGATCGAGCGGAACGTGTTCGAGTTCGTGTTGGATGGATCACAGGCAACCCCGGCGTTCTTCGTGGACGAGGACGGCGAGTACTTCGACGTCAAGATCCAGATCCGGAGTCTGAACAGTCGCGAAGAAGTGGCCGCTCTGCAGGGTGTGACCGATGGCGCCCAGGTGCCGTTCGCTTTGGCTCGCGCTTGCGTGTACGCGCTGAATGGGACTCCTCTGGATGAGGCCCAGCGTGAGTTCCTGTGGGAAGGGCTTGGGATGCGAGGGCGCCAACTTGCTCTCCTGGCGTTCAACATGTTGGGCGGAGCAAGCCAAGCCGCATTGGGAAAATTCCGGAGAAGCTTTTCCGTAGCCTGAACATGACGCTGCACCCGACCGTCGCGCTGTGGGCATCACATGCCCTGGCGTGGCGGAAGGTGAGCGCGGAGGAAGGGCGACACCGGGTGTGGAAGCGGGTGGCCTACGCGACCCGCTACGGAAAAGGCGTCACGTTGAGCGAGGTGTTGAGCCTGGACCAAATGCAGCTGAATGGCTTCCTGGAGGCCTTGTCCGATCTGGTCAAGGAGGAAAACGAGGCGAACAAGCCCAAGCGGTGATACCCTCGTTTCGTGGCGATTCAGTACGACGTACGGGCGAAGCTGGTCCTGGACGGCAAGGCTGCCCAGGGCCAGCTTAGAGGCGCAGCGCAGGGCGCCAAGGGCCTGCAGGAGAGCCTGCAGGGAGCCCAGGCCGCTGGTGGGGCGCTGTTCGGCAAGTTGGCGGCGATCGGCGGGACCTACGTTGGGCTCAACGCGATTGTGGGAACCTTCTCTCGATTGACCCAGGGGGCGATCGGGTACACGGCTGCGCTAGAAAAGAGCAAGATTGGTCTGACCGCTGTATTGTCTGCGGTGGAGGGCACCGACTGGGAAGGGGCAGCCAAGCGAGCGGAGCTGGCGTTCGACGAGATCAAGAAGGCTTCGATCGCGTCCCCAGCGACAGCTCAAGAGATGTTCGAGATCTTCTCGGGCATCGTTGGCCCGATCGAAAGCGCGGGCTTTGGCATGCAGCGAGTGCTGGACATTACCTCGTCCACGGTGAGCGCGGCCAACTCTCTGGGGGTGGATCTGAATCAAGCGCAACGGGACATCACGGCAATGGTGCGTGGCGCTGCCGGCGTGGACGTCAAGCTGTTCTCCATGCTGCGGTCCACGGGTGCGATCGTGGAGTCGACAGAAGAGTGGAACAACAAGATGACCGCAAATGAGCGCGTGGAGAAGCTCACGGCGGCGCTCGCGAAGTTCCAGGGTGCGGGGGACAAGTACGGCAAGTCTTGGGTTGGTGTGACTTCGACGTTCAAGGGCATCCTGGACGAGTTTGGGCGCGCTGGGTTCCAGCCGATCATGGACTCAATGTCGACCCGTCTGGGTGCCTTCAACGACTACTTGTTGGCAAACCAGGAGGTGATCGGAGCGTTCTTGGAGCGGGTGGGTTCTGGTGCTGCGCGCGCCATGTCGGCGATCTTCGAGCGGGCTCGGACCGGGTTCGAGTACGTGGTCAACAACTGGGACCGAATCGTGGACCGCATGAATGCGGTGGTCGAAGCGGTGAAGCGGCTCGCCCCGATCATGGCGACGATCTATGCGGGGAGCAAAGCGCTGCAGGTCGGGCAGGGCGTGGCTGGGGCGATGAGCGCGGGCGCGGCAC